TGTCGGGAAGGTGGTTCCTTGGTAGCCGCCCAAGTGATTGCGCAGGCCACGGTTTGTGAATCCGCTCATGTCTTACCTCGTCGTAGATTTGTTTAGGTAGATTTCACCCTCAGCAATGCGCTCAGGGGTTCCACCGTTGGTCCCTTTGATGTCGTAAACCGCTTCATCGTTTCGCCAAACGGCCGTGTCTGCACCCAAAAGCGTGATAGTGAATTCGCCGTTGGCAGCATCAGTAAGGACGACACCACCTTTGCCGGCGTTATCGAGGTCAGCCAGAAGCTCGGATGATCCCTTGAAGGGACGAACCTGCATCTCAATCGTGTACCCAGTCAACGAAATAGGGGCCTTTGTCGCTCTATCCCGATACAGGTACCTGTGAGTGAAGTCTGACCCCTGGTCAGGGAACAGATTTACCTTTGTTGCCATGCTCAGTCCTCATAGTCCCAGGAGTTTCGTCCACGAATTTGCGTAGACCGGCGTCCGTGATACGCATGCGCAGGCCCAACCCAACTGATATTTGTCTCCCTACGCTTGTGCGCCAAGACATCCGCCGACAAGGCAGGACCGAAAGCAGCATCAAACTGTCCCATGTACTCCTTGGCGAGGTTCGTGTTCTGAGTGTCTTCATCAGGCAGCATGAATGCCCTGGCCGCCACGTAGTAGCAGAGGTTTTCATGGTGCGCTAATGGGATCTCTGGAACGTCTGCGTTATCGACAAGGGGGAGTAGGGGCAGCCTGGAAGCACGAATGGTCAGGATCTGACCGTCCTCAGCTTGGCTTGGGGTGGGGATTAATCTGATGGTGAGGTCGTTCTGCAGGTAGAACTGGGGCTCCCCAGGCTCCATATCACGCCATGCCGGCATGAGACGGTCAAGCTGGTGCTTTGTCGCCTTGGGGAGGGTCCTGCGGTCGTACACCACCCTATCCACGAGAACTATTCGGGGATCGAGCGCATACGAGGCAGTATCCACCACGAGAGGGACCTCGGTGATAGCCGCTGTGGTTTCGTCAACGAGAAGCCGCTGCCGAAGGCACGCCTCCTCCTGCGCTCGATTTAGCCAGCGCAGGAGCTTTGAGGCGCCCCATCGGTACGGAGTTTCTTCATCGTCAAGAAAATCCCCACGAACGGTGTTCAGCAGGGCTTCTACGTCCATCAGCCTACATACTGCGGAACGCCGCCGAGGGCATCAGGACTCGACCCATCGGCCTTCATCCACAACTTGATCTCAACGGAGCCGTCGAGGACCGTGTTGGGATTGATGGTGCCGCGCACATCGCCGGTTGTCGCCGTTGCTGGTTTGGTGGCATCCGCCAGGACCAGGGTGCTGGATGACAGCTCTTCAGTGGCATCAGCGTACTGGAACAGGACATCGCCGGCAGCCAGCGCCGCATACGGCAGGCCAAGGGCATCAGTGTCACCGACCGAGATATTGCCGACAGCGGCCACATCAGACGAGATCGACAGGATCGACTTGAAGGCTTTCTTGCCTGCAATGGTGGTCGCGTTGACGCCGGTAATGGTCTCAACGACCAACTGGCCGCCAATGTCATAGCCGGTCACGGTGAAGACGGCAGCGGTATCGACGCCGTCAGAAGTAATCGAGATGGCGCGGGCCACATCAAGAGTGGTCGCGTCCAGGGTCAGGTCACCGGCAGCAGCATGGGCTGCAGCAGCACGAAGGGTGGTAGTTGCTCCCACGGTGGGAGTGCCCAGGGAAACCTGCACGAGGTTACCGATAGGGGCTCCGGCACGGCCATTCATATTGAAGGCGCCGGGATGATACGCACCCGCAAAAACCTGGGATGCGCGAGAAATATTGTGTTTGGTAGTCATGAACAAATCCTCTGATAAGCCTTAACGGCAAGTTCTAAGAAAAAAGCCCGTCCCGAGAGGAACCAAGGGACGGGCCAAACCCTTCAACACGAAGGTAACGAACGCTTATACGGCGCCTTCGGACCCGTAGATACCACGCGGATCGGTCCAGCCGAACGAATAACGCTCGCGGGCCTTGTACCGCATGTTTCCGGTGTCAAAGTCACCCTGCATTCCACGCTTCATTGCGACACGACGCATGTGCTTCAGACCTTCAGGACAATCCGTCAGGATGAACCACGCATCGGGGTCGGTGAGGCGAGTGATGGTAGTGGGATCACGAGAGAACACACCCTTGGACACGATTGCACTGATGTCATTGTCGGCAGTGCCAACACGCATGGTGCTACGGGTCAGTCGGATGGAGTCCCACTCGAGTTCCGCTGGGACAACCAGCTTCTCAGCCATGAGGCTGATCGGCACCTGACGGTCATCGGTGGCCTTGCGGATCTGGATAAGCAGATCCTCGATGGCCTGTTCCGACAAGTCGGCAGGAGTTGCCAGTTTGTTGGACATCGTACCGCCGTTCAGAAGCGGGTGAGCAGTGTTCAGCAGAGACACACCGTCGCCACCAGGAGCGGTCGCAGCAAACGCATTGTTCAGGATTGCGGCGCCTTTGATCTCCTTGGTGTGCTTCATGGCACGTGCCAGGGCCTTGGAATACTTCGGGCCGAGGCGTTGGTAGAGGTTGTCCTCGATGGCTTCTTCGGTAATAGCGAATGCCAGAGCGATGGTCTCGTGGACGTACCGCGAGGTCCAGCCCTGCATGCCTTCGTCAAACCCGACAGCGGAGCCTTCCGGCTTCACCAGAGCTGCGCCGAATCCAGCCTCGAGCACTTCTTCCTCAAACGCACGGCTTGAGCCTTCAGTGTCAAAGATCATCGACCACTCATCGGGACGAGCACGATACGCCATACCGAAATGGGCGTTCAGACCTTCTTCAAGGTCTTTAGCGAATGTTAAGCGATTCATGACGGCCATTAGTCACCTCCCACGCCGGATACAACACCAGTCAGGGCGTGTTCTGCGAACATGACCTCAACTTCGGCGTAAGCACCGTATTCATTGCCAACTTCACGGAGCAGGCCATAAATGCGGAGGCTTTTGCCGGTCGTTGCAGTTGCAGACGCTTCAACTTGGGCGCCCGATTTCCCGGTCTTGAGGTTACCGGTGCCAGCAACCCAATCGGCAAGAGCGCCAATATCAGCAGCAGCAACAGTGTCAGCTTGACCACGGAAAATGATTTGCGGATCGTCGTAGACCAGGGCCTCGCAGACGGTGTTCGCCTCCAAGGTAGTCCCATCAGCCCAGTAAGGCTTGAAGGTCACGCGGCCATCCGCGGCGATATAATTGCAGCCGGCGAAGACGCCGATTGCGTTGACTGTGCCGGCAGGAGCAATTTCAATGTCCTTGCCAGTGCCCGTCATCATCACAACATCGCCTTGGTAAATGGCTCCCGCCTGACCGCTTGCGATGCTGTAACCCCCGTTGGCGACACAGCCGCCTCCGAGTTTCCGGGACGGACGCAGCCCATAAGGTGCGTTGTTGTTAGACATAAGTCTAGTCCTCTGAAATGGTTATCAAATAGGGTTCTGTCAGTCTTCGTCAGAGACAGGCGCAGGGCGCCCGGTATCCACCGATGAGCTGCTTTTCACATTCACAGGTCCAAACCCTTTGTTTCCGGGCTCCTGTGCTCTTTGCAAAATGCCGTTGACAGCCTCTATCTGCTTATTCGCCATTGCGCGGTTATGCGCCGCATGGGACTTGTGCAGTGTCTCTGGCCGTTCCATCAGGATTATTCCGTCCATGCCGATGATGTCGCCAAACTGGCGGCTGTTCACGGTAGGAGCGAAGGTCCCCTTTGGCACTGTTTCCGCCATGCGAGGTCTGAACCCTTGGTTCATCTTCTTCATGACGTTTTTGGGATCATCCACGCCGTTCATCTTGGTCCTGACCCATCTCTGGACGAACCCATTCCTGGCGGGAATGTGGGTGGTGTCTAGCAAGCCTGACTGCGTCCAGATGTCTGCATATTCATCGTGGATCACCTCGCCTTCCCGGGACTCTCTTGAACGCGAAGTCCTATCATCCTGGGGGGGCTTTTCTCCGTAGGCTTTATGCCCGGAGAAGGCTTCATCAAGCATGCTACTTACTGATTCATCAGACTTTACTTCGCCTGAAGTGTTATTACTACTATTTCTTACCGACATGGTCGTTCTCCTTAAAGGGGTTTGTTACGGTCGAGCCAAGCCTTCCGATGTGCTGCATCTGACGGATCAAAGCCAGCACGTTTCATTCGGCTCAGGTCGTCCCTGGTGAGAACGCCCTTGCGGTTTCGCGGTACGTTGCTGCCGGTGTCACGTGGAACGCCACCGGTAGCCCCGCGGGGTGTCGCTGGTTGCGCAACGTCATCGTCGTACTCTTCCAGCGAATCATTTCCATACGTTGCCAACCGTCGATCCAGTTCCCTGTAGGTCTCCGGGTCTTGGTAGGTGTAACCCTCGGCAACGAGTTGCTTCTCGATTTTGGCGGCAGCGATCTTGCGGTCTTCATCTGACTGCAGCCAATCACTGTTCTTGTCAATCCATGCCTGAGCGGCCGGAGCGATGTTGGATTGTTGGGGAGCCTCTCGTGTTTCGTGCTCCGGTTCTGGCTGGACGGGGCGTTGCGCACGTGTGCGCTTCTGCCACTTGACCTCATCCAGCTCGTCATTCAGTTCGTTGTAAGTGGTGAGTTCACCCTCCTCGAGGGCCTTATCACGGCGAGTCTTCAGTTCTTTCTCTCGCTGCTCAAGACCTTCGTCGGCGTCCTTCTCGTAGCTGGAGAGTTTTTCTCTTGCTTCCTTCAGTTCCCGCGCATACCGCTCTTTTTCCGTTTCAGCGCTATTTAGACGGTCCTCAAGCGCCTTGCGCTTGCTGACCTCTTTATTGATGCGCTTTCTTACGCGAGGCCCATAACTGTCCAGGTCGTCTGAATTATCAGCGACATCGATTTCGCCCGACTCGATAGCGGCTTGCAAATCCGGATCAAGATCATCTT